CATTTCTTTTAATTGTGATTGCATCAAATACACCTTCACATAGTATAATCGGTTCGTTCCAATTGACTTGAGAATCAAAACATATTACATTTTTACTGATTGGAGGATTTTTGTATTTCATTTTGTTGTCCGGATAATACGAACGAGAAACAAAGTAATTCAATGACCCATCGGAATTGTATGATGGTATAATTACTCTTTGTCCATATAATCCTTCTTTACAATATCCTATGTTATATTTGATTATATCTTTTTCGGTAATACCTCTTTGAGTAAGGTAATGGATTGCGTGTTTATATTCTGGATTAAACCCCTTTGGAGTCTCACTAAGTGATATAAATTCTTTTGGTAAGGAAATAAACACCTTTGTATCGGCGTCCTCTAATTGTGGGTTATAATTACTATCTCCGTAGATTTCTCTAATAACTGAAATAACCTTTCTATCGACATCTAACTTTTTTAATAATGAGGTTAATTTCTTACCACCACTATTACAAGTCCAACAATGCCACTTTTGAGTTTCTGTATTAACTTGTAGTTTTGGTTTGTGATGATTACAAAACGGACAGTAAAATGCCAACTCATTCCCTTTAAGAGTGAGATGACTACCTAACACACCGGTTAGAGTAGATACGACTATATTCTTATCATTTTGCTTCAACACGACTTAAATATACGATAAATATTTGATATTACCAAATAATTTATGGTCTATTTTCCTCTAAAAACCACTCTTCTGGGATTAATTTGTCGGAATACTTAAATCCGTTCTTTTCACACCACATGCCGTATGTAGTTTTGGAGTTTTTGCTGATTTTGTTCTTTGAATTGGAAAATACGAAACGAATATCCAAATTAGGGTTTTGTTCCTTTACTAATTGGTGTTTCTTACGGTCTGCTGCAACAAATCTACCTTTAGTCTCCACTCTAATACCATTGGGTAGTTTGAAATCAGGATGGTAGTTATGTTCGGAGGCAGGTATAATATATGCAACCTTTTCGGTTTCATATTCTACGACCATTCCTCTACTTTCTATTTGAGATGATATGGATTCCTCTAAACCAGACTTAAATCCATATTTTTTAGCAACCCATTTTGGATTGTTCTTTTTTGTAACTTTTTTAGCCATTAAAATTATTTATTTTTCAACGATGCAACTATAGCTGAGTATTTTCTCTCATTTACATCTCCGTTTCTACCAACTTTTAATTTAGCAGCATCTAATACTTTCTCATCTGCTTTTTGGAAATCGTTTGTAGTATATGGGGTTTTTGCATTTTCATATGCAGCTTTAGAAATTTTATCAACTCCTAACTCTTTCTGACCTGCATTGTATAAATCTAATATTTTAGACATAATAATTGTTTTTACTTATAAATATATGTTATGTATCAAAACGGATAATAAAGTTTACTGGAATATCTGGTTCGGACTTAATTGGTTGTGGAAGTTTTGCTACTGCAACTAAATCACAATTATCATCATATAGTCCAATAGTTGTAATAAATGGTGTTAAAAATGAACCCGTTGAATCTACTGACCCACTTAAATCATAATGTTCAAATCCACCCGAAATCGATGAAGTATATTGTGAGGGTATTCTATAATCCAATATATTACCATTTTCTAATACTGTTTTCTTTTTGATATAACTTACTCCAGGATTTGTAATAACGCTCATAGTTTTACCATCAGAAGTTATGTACCTCTCCGTTTCTCTACCAATTTCAACTACCGCAGATGGATTTTGTGAAACATTGAATTCGTCCTCATTTACTATTAAAAGATATTCATGTTCATATACCGTTTCAGTTGATTTATAATATAAATTAAAACTTGAGGTATTAAAGTTTTCAACTTCCGTTAATACAATAAGTCCTTGTGCATAAAATACATTACCCAACTGATTTATAATACCATTTAAAAACGGAATTTCATCTACTTCCAGTATATCATTTTCGAAATCTATTTTTATTAATTGTAATGTATATGATATGGAATTATATTCAACCACCAATATATTTGTTTCTAAATTTAATTGAGTTATTTTGAAAGAAATTAAAACATTGGTCAAATCTTGTATTGTTATTTGTTCATTATCAAAATTTACAATTTCTAATTCAACATCAATTATATTGCCTGACAAATTACCAAAACTATCATCTAAATATGTAGTTGTATCATCTGTTAATATAACCGAACCTCTTTTTATTCCTTCACCAACACATTTTTCTGGAATTGATATAACTATTGCACTACCACTTAAATATCTTTCTTTTGCTTTGGTAAATATAGTAAACCCACTAGTTTTTATACCATATCGTTGAATTGGGTTATCTTCTCTACCATTATAAAATGTAGATTTTATTTGACCATATACAGAGTGTTTATTATAAGTAGAACCACTTAAATGACCTGTACTTATATTAAACATTTGTGTGTCCGAATAGATACCTTCTTCTGCAATTAAAACAGAAGCTTCCGATGTAACTTCATCCCACTCTTTGTATGCCTTAAATGGCCTTATACTAATATCCGACTTTGGTATTCTTTTTAACATATCGTATATAAATATTCTTTTAATGAAAAACCCCCAAAACAGGGGGTTTAACATTATTTAATATATTCTCCGATTAGAAGTCTAATTTAACTTTTATTGCAATTTCCTTATCAAATGATTTTTCAATTGGTTTAGAAACTTTAGCTACTGCTAATAATTCATTTGCATCATCATAAAGACCAACACTTGTAATGTATACTTTAGGGTCTCTTTCAAATAATGGTTGAACAAACTCACCTACTAATCCTGTTACGAATGTTGGATTGTTTGAGAAATTGAATTCTCTATTGTTTGCTCTTACAAAATAGTGAGATGTAGAAACATTCTCAGTTCTTCTCATTTGGAAGTCTGCACCTGCACCAATTGAATTTAATAATGCAACTGAACCAGAGTTTGCACCATTATTTTGATGGTAGATATTTGTTATTGATGAATTAGCTGGTGCTAATTTTACATCAACTCTATTTTGTAATGCAGTTGGGTTTAACAATATAATTCCCATATCAGGATAGAATAAACCATATCCTTGACTTGAAGTTACATCAGAATAAGATGTGATACTTGAAGTTAATGCAGAACCAATATTTAATGTTCCTTCTACTACATTATAAACTCTACCTGCAGTTGTTACATTTTCATCAGAACCACCACTATCATCAATAAGTGTCAAAGAACCTTTTGAACCTGATAATTCTATTGAAAAATTACCTGGGTCTAATCTTTCTTTGTATCTAGCTCTGTTTACATTGATTACATAGAAATTTTGTAGGTTGTGTCCGCCTGCAGTTGAACCGGTATAAACACTAAAGAATGCATCAGAACTATCCAATAAAACATTCTTAAATTGATTATAAGTTGCCTTTGTTGGTAAATTTGATGAATCAGTTTGTTGTAATGTAGGTGCACCATATCCATTCACATCACCATACGCAATTGAGAATTGAACCTCAGCTGCAGTAGAAGATGTTGCAATGTTATAAACATCTAAATAATATTTACCACTAACACCCGATTGTTGTTCGGATGATGTGAAAAATGCTGTTAAACTTCCCGTATCACCACTCCATATTCCAGAAGTTACGATTTCGGTTCGGTTAGTTACTTTGTCAATTGTACCAAATTTTTTGTAGATACCATTTGTAATTGTAGTGATATCCGAACTGATTTGTTCACCAGTTCCTAAAAATTGGTTTACGATTCTAACTAATTCGTTAGTATCTACTGGAGTTCCTGCGGTGTTTGCTGCACCGGCTAAGTAATTTGATATATTACTTGCTAATAGGGCTCCTCTACTGTCTCTTATTAATGCCATAGTATTTTATTATTGAACGTAAGTTACTGTGATTGGAATAGTTTGTGAACCACCCGTTTCGTTACCATAAACTGTAATAGTTGTTCTGATAGTCGAAGTTAATGATGGGTTTGGAATAAATTTGAAAGTTAATCCTTTCGCGATTGCTGCAGTTGCAGATACATCGTCTCCGATAAATACTGGAACCGAACCAATTTCAGATGTTACACCTTCACCGATAATATCACCCGCATTTTTGTTAGATAATACAATTGTATATCCTAAACTTCTATTACCTGCAGGAGATGTAGTTGGAGATAATGCAACCTCACCACTTCTTTGATTAACCGAAATGTTAGGAACACCAAATTCAACAACTGGAATTCTAGTTGTGTTTTTTGGTAAAGTTACTAACTTATACTTCATTACTTGAGTCTCATCCGGATTAGCTTCCAACACAGGCATGTTTTTAATAGCTGCATCGTAGTAAGCTGAACCCAATGGGTGAGCTGGTTCGTAAAGTGTGTAATCAATCTCATCATCTGCCAATGCAAATTGAGTAATGTTTAAACCTTGACCTGCTGCTAATTTTTCTCTACCTTTTTTGGTAAGAATAGCGTCAACGGTTAATTCTGTGTTACTTAAATATCCCATAGTATAATATTATCTTTGTTTATAAATATAATTATTTTGAAATTTCGTTATTCTACTTCTAAAATTGGTTCAGAAGTATTTCTACCTGTTCTATTTACAGTTAATGTATTTGGATTAGATACAAATATTTCAACAGGTGGTGCACCATCTAAAGTAGTTGCAGCAGTGTTTTTTGAACCTCTAAAGAAACTATTTTCTAATCCCTTTGTCAAATCCGATGTATTTCTATAATGTGTTGGCAAATACCCACTCACAGGTTTTACTGCAATTATATTACCTTGTATAACAGGAACTATTGAACCACTAAATGGCTGAATGTTTAATTTAGTTTCAGTATAAGTTTGAATATCGGAAATATATCCACCTCTAGGGTCACCTAATCCATTTGCAGATGCCGTTACCGCAAATTTGGTAACCATTCTTTCTTTCTCTTCGGTAATCAATTGAACTCTAATTCTTTCCGTTACTCTCCTATTATCTTTATCAAAATAAGTTCTAATTGCATTACCATCCTGTGCATAAATACCAAATCCAATGGTTTCGTATGCAGTTTGACCATATGTTTCAATACCTAAATCTATTTCCGTTGTAATTGTCGGTTCATCTAATCCCGCATCTATTGTTACATCTTGTTGATATGATTCAGCATTTGTAATCGTAGTATCGTTGTTGTTAATTAAACTATCGTATTGATATGAGTCTGCAATTAAATTTTCAGAAAGATTTGCATCTACTATACTATCATATTGGTTATTTTCTCCAATTATATTTTCTGAAAGATTTGCATCAACTATACTTTCGTATTGTGTGTTATCAGCACTTAATATAGTTGTATCTTGATAATGTATTGTTACATCTTGTTGATATTCGTCACTTGTTGGTTTCTTTTGTGCAATCTTACTTCTTTCTAAAATATGAGGTTCGATTAATAAACCCGTAGTAGCTTTAACTCTTGCAGGCAACATTTTTTTAATATCCTCAAACATAGATTTCTCATATAGTTTGATTAAATTGATATATGCATAGATGTCTCTATTATCATATCTTTGGAAATAATAATGTCTTAATTCATCCAATCTCTTATAATTTGACTTATATCTATCCGATGGGTCTCCTATATAGTTATCCAAATTCAATCCACCTAAAGATTTTGCAATATCAATATTCAATTCTTTTGTAGGAGAGAAAAATAAACCAACTCTATTAGAATCCGTTGGTGATTGGTCAAATGATTTTTTAGTTGCTCTACTCTTTGAAGATAAATCCGACACCAATTCTTGTGACTCAAATCTAACTTTATTTGTAGAATATCTCGTAGAACCGGCATCTGGAATTTCCAATACAACGGTTCTATCTATTGCTTCAAATTGATGTGGATATGTTGATATAGATGTAAATCCACCAACTGAAGCTGATAATAGTGGTTGCACATTCATTGAATACAATGAAGAGGTTGTACCATTTTCATAGTCATTTCTAGTCAATCCACTCTCAAAATATATATTTGTATCCACATTTGGCAAAGTTGTATATGTTGCCAAATTTTTAGGATATTCAAAATCTAATCTAAAATATAAATCATCAGTAGATGCGGATGTATGATTTCCGTTAATCATTTCCGGAAAAGAAACGTGTTCAAAGAATCTTTCTTTATCCAATGGAGTTGACCACAAACGAAACTCATCTACACTACCACTATAATTTCCACCCAATCTAATAGTTGAACCACTTTCCCAATTTGATGATGTTAATGATAAAATAGATGTTGATTGAAATATAGTTTTTTCTTTATCTGCCTGTCTTAAATTTAAAGACATAGTAACATCACTACCACTTGCAGTTAATCTACTAATTTCAACACCAAAAAATGAGTCGTTAAAAATAGGTAATAAACTTGATGATACGGATTGGGATGCAATATTAAGAATTACATTACCAAATTTAGAATCAACTGAACCACTTAATTTAACATTCCAATTACTTCCGGATATTAGAGTAAAATCACCACTATATGCAGGTTTTACAAATAATTCAATTGTATCTGGTTTTCTATTTTTTTCCGTATTTTGCCAATTTAATTGAACATATGAACCACTAACCATTTTTAATGCAGTAGTTATATTTTCAAATTCAAATTTAGTTTTATTCGTATCAGTAACTTCAGGACCACCAAACTCTAAAATTGAAAGATTTGATGCAGGTACTCCATAACATGCTAATAATGCATAAACACCTCTTCGTGTACCTTTGTGTTTTAGTAAATATGGTATGTTATTTGCAATTCTTCTCCAAACTTCGTATGTTCTTTGTTTAGCCGGATTTGTTTCTTTTATTTTACCATCCGAATCCATACCAAATACATAATTCCAAAGTTGTGAATCTGCAGCTAAATTTTTAGCATCCCAATTAAATGATTTTAATATGTCAAATAATAACTTATCCGAAACATTTTTTGATTTATACCCCAAACCTCTACTTCTTTCTATTGCCTTTGTATGAAAGTATATATTATCAAAGTGATGACCTATCATTGATAAAAATAATAAAACATCTTCATTTTCAGTATTATTTACAATATGTTGAGGTATATTGTTTATTACATTATCTCTATTTTCTAAATCATAATCAGTAGCTAAATCTATTATATTGTTATACCATTGTGTCACATTTGAATCCGTACTAGGTTGTCTATTATCACCGGAATAAGGCCAAGACATTGATGATGATGTGTATAAGAACATATCAAATCCATCAAATCCTTGTATAATTTGTTCCTTCTTTATTCTATTTCTTTCAACATCCTGAATAGACGATATTGATGATGTATATGACGATGGTATACCAACCGATGCACTAAAATTTGCAACATCCGTAGATGAACTCAATATTAAATGTTCATATCCTTCAATCAATTGTACTTTATATACAAAATTGTCAACTCTTTCCTTTGCAGAACTAAAATGTACAAAATTAGGCCATTCGTAATTATCAGAACCACTTATGTAATATTCAATATTTAAACCATCGGTACTTATTAAAGACGAACTTAAATATTGTGAAACCAATCCACTTGACGATGAAACCGATGCACTTAGTATCAATTCATCCAACGATTCGTAGTTAGTAGATTTACCTTTTGTAAAATCTATATCTATATCGAAATTTGGCCCCTTTAGAGGAGGACATATTAAATTCGATTGTTCCGATAAAACTACCGTCTCAATTAATGGATTTGTTAATAATTTAGTAATCCAAAGAGTTGAATTTTCGGTTATATTTGCAGGAAGTGGTGAGTACAATTTCAATATTAAAGACTCAACCTCTTTGGTGACAATTGTATTTCCTAAAGCATCTTCTCCCTTATCAGATAATGTAAAATTATCCTCTTCCCATGATGAAACTATTATTTGTTCATCATTACCAAAGTTTGCAAGATGAGTTAGATATTTACTTTCCTTTTCCGGTTCTGTGAATTTTACATTTTCAACAAATGCATCAAATAAAGTCTTTTTAAGTATATCTTCATCTAATCTTATACTTGATAATAATAATGATGTTTTTATTTCATATTCATTACCAACTAATTCAACTGCACCACTTCTATTATATGGTTTTACGATAAAGGTTACATTATCACTACCAGCCCATGTTGGAAATTTAGTAGTTAAATCTTTTAAATTTATTTTAATTTTACCATTTGCAGGTAATGACTTAAATAATTGAATTCTACTTTTGTCCTTTGCAATTAAATCAATATCAACTGATGAAACTGCAAATGAATTCCACTCTACATCATATTCTAAATTAAAATCCGAAAATGAGGGAACATCTATACTATTAGGAAATATAATTTGAGTAATTGATGGAAAATCATTTACACTATTAAAA